TGATTTGGTCCTTTTAGTCCCAAATATTAGTACCAGTCCTGTTTGGACTGGACCGAGGTGGGTAAGGGTAATACTAGCCCTTACCCACCCCGGTCCATGACTAATGTGACTCATTACATGAGTCACCTTAGTCATCCTAACTACGTTTTCATGATTATCTCATGTAAACATTGGGGGATTTTTAAAATAAGGTTGCGTGAGTGGTTATTACTGCATGTAGGGTTTATTATTATATTGTTTTCGAGATAGCGGGGTAGGGTTTACTAGGGTTTACATTTGTCATCATTCAGTGAGTTACAATAACATCTCATTATTATAACATTATGGATCAAGGATCTTGTGACGCATAACAATATCCACATCAAAACTAGGAGATTGTCCACCAAACGTAGACAACTCTGACTCTGCACCAGTAGAGTCCAACGTCTCACCGGCAGCGACAATCATATAATACCGTGCTGCCTTGTTAACAGGAATAGTCTTAGACATGCTATCATTAGTCTGATAGTAGGTCAACTCCAGATCCTCTGCCTGGAAAGCTGCTCCAGTTCGATCAGCATGCATGTACGAGGTAAACTGATTAACAACCTTGGAAATGTCAACCATACGCTTCTGAATAGAGTCCTCTGTAGACAACTGCTCTTGCATGACATAATCTTTACTCCAAACAATGTTCAGCTTGTTACGATTAACAGCTGGTGTTTGGGTACATGGATGAGTAACAAGATCATCCAAATAATTACGAATTGCGTTACTTTGCTCAGAGACTTGATCAGAGTTCTGAGGATTCTTGGTGTCATCAGGTTCATACTCAGGGTCAAAATACTTGTTGGCCTTGAGTATAGTTATACGATAACGCATTGAACGTTTAGGGCATCCGTACAATAAAATCTTGGCCCTAAACCGCTGAAAAATAGCCTTCTTTATTGGGTTAGCTAACCCTCCAATAGTTCCAATGGGTTGCACAACACTGTTAGCAACGTTGTTAGATGACGTTGAGAAAAAGTTCTCAAACAAACCGGTTGACGTGTTGTACTTCTTGGTCACAAACAAATCTTGTGACTGATTGCGTACTCCGTTGATGCAAAACACACACATTGGCAACTCAGTGGCTTCCAACTTACGCAAGACAACGGAACCGATACTGCTCTCATAATTGCCCATGCGTTTGTATTGATTTACATACTGAGCAAACATCAAACGATTATTCATACGCATAATCTGCGCACGGGGACGACGGCGGACAATTTTCTTGCGGACTGTTGAATAAGCTCCTCCAGTACGCCTGACAGTAGTCCGCCGACGGGTATTGCGTGTAGAGCGGGTGGCAGCGCGTGGGCGCTTCATTGCACGTTTCATCGCAGAAAGGGCATAACGTCCAGCAAGGCGACCAGCTGTGGCTGCAACAGCCATGCCGCCGCCACGGGCTGCCCTGTAACGTTGTATTTCGTTGCGGCGAACCATGTTGTGGTGTGTTTGCTCCGTTACAAAGCCTTATATACTCTTCATCAACTGCACAACACTCCAAACCACCATCCAAGGAACCCTACGAAAGCCAACATTTTTCAAACTTCACAACATTGATTCTGCGTTTGATAGCCGCATCCTCCAAAGCAAATATGCCTCCATACAAAACATTAGTAGTGAAAATACGGCGAATGCCAGCAGGAATAGTGACATTGCCATAACGTGCATGAATACTACGTTCCATATCATCAACAAGGTGAATCTGTGCCTCACGGTGCAGATGAGTAAAATTCATATCATCAAACACAATGCCATCATGTGCCTCAGAAAGCTTACGCAAATCTTCAACATGTGATACCATCAACGGTGACTCAAAATGACACAACGCAAACTGCGTCTTGCCAACACCAGAATCACCCCACAACACCACAGACACCTTGTCGAACGACAACGGAGTGCAGACATACTGGTCCAACGTATACTTGGACTGTACAACAGGAGGCTTCAGAGCAGCACGCAAATTGCTAACACCCTGAGAATATCTCACCATAACAGACGTGTGCTCAGCCCAGAGCTCACGATCGGTAGCGCCATTGACTATTGCATCCTTGACCTTGTCAATGTCTGTACGCTTACCAGCGGCAGCAGTAGGACACACACCGTGCTCCACCGGCATCGTGTCTTCGTATCTTGACTCAGCCTTGGTGCAGTAGTCGCGATTCTGCTTGGGGGTGCCGCGGGCAACTTCAAAGTGAGCGCGCTGAGAAACGTAACGCTTAACCTGTACAAGCCTGTAGCGTGACGAAAATATAACGTAGCCCTGCACATGATGTGTGCCGGACTCGCCTACCTCCTGTTGCCAAACAAAATAGTCGGCGTTGGGTATAGTGCACAGCGCAGTCAACTCATCGCTCGTCGGGTTATTGAGCGTGAAACACCAATGCCGCGCACGCGGCTCGTTAGTGACCGGCATAGCTATAATTGATCAAAACAGGTAGTGGATATTGATGTTTTTTACCAGTTTTGATGCGATTTTTATACCCCTCCATTCGCGAATATGAAGGTCCGAATGGGGGGCAACAGATGCTGACGTGGCAAGATGACATTAATCCAGGTTTTCTTTATCTGATTTGGTCCTTTTAGTCCCAAATATTAGTACCAGTCCTGTTTGGACTGGACCGAGGTGGGTAAGGGTAATACTAGCCCTTACCCACCCCGGTCCATGACTAATGTGACTCATTACATGA